ACGGTAAGCAAATTCTTAAAACTACGGATATTCATCCTAAGAGCATAGTGAATTTCATGAGTCCGGACAACCATTTTGAAGTTTATGGTATGACAGATGCTCGAACAAATATGGTTTCTGGTGTAGGCCCTACGTGCATTTCTGATGCTGTTACTGAGGTTTTTTGTCAACCCAACATATGGGGAGCCCCTAAATTTAAGCCTGAAAAGAAGAATTTCAGGGATGCTTTGTTACACAGTTCTAACAATAATGCTGGTTTCGAATTGGAACTGCTGTCTGCCTCTAAAGAAGATTGGTTGCTACCTCTCAGGAGTAAGATTAAGACGGGTGATTGGTTGAAAATGAAACCCTTGACTGATGTGGAAACCGTTTCAGGGGTGGATGGTCGCAAATTTATAGATGCCATGAAAATGTCCACTTCAGTTGGTTATCCTCTTGGAGGTCCGAAAAGTGATTACGTTGTATTTTTGGACCCTGAGGAGTATCCTGAGCAATCGCAGCCCAAATTGCTTGATCCCATGTTTTTTGATCGAATGAAGGAAATGGAATCCCTGTGGTTGATGGGTCGGCGAGCTTATCCTATTTTTAAAGGTAGTTTGAAAGATGAACCTACGAAGTTGACTAAGGATAAAGTCAGGGTATTTCAAGCTTCTCCTATTGAACTGCAATTGGCTGTCCGAAAGTATTTTTTGCCTATAATGCGGTTTTTATCGATGCACCCAAAATTATCGGAGTGTGCTGTGGGCATCAATGCACAAGGCCCGGAATGGCATGAGTTGTCTGAACACATCATGCAACACGGACGGAATCGCATTTTTGCTGGCGATCATTCAAAGTACGATTTGGAAATGAAACCCAGTGAAATGTTTTTGGCATTTAAAGCTGTTATGGAGTTGGCTCAAGAGTGTGATTATACTCCGGTCGATTTGAAGATAATGGAGGGGATAGCAACGGAAATTTGTTACCCCACTATGTCCTATGATGGCACTTTAGTTCAATTAAATGGTTCCAACCCTTCAGGTCAAAATCTCACTGTTTATATAAATTGCATCGTTAATTCGTTTTTGATGCGGTG